GAAAGTATGTCTGCACACCTGTTGCTGTATTTGCAGCGGTAGTTTGACGCGCTAATGCTTGGAGAAGCGTCGCAGATGTGGTAGCAACTTGGATGACAGATACCCAGTACTCAGCCCCTGCAGTCATTGTGTAAGTTGCAGGGTAGCCACCTGTGGTATCAAGCGCACGAGTGTACTTCGTATTGGCCGCGTTGAAGATTGTCGTGTCATTTGCGGTACGAGCGACGAGTGTGAATGTTGTGCCGCTGCGTGTATAGATACCAAAGCGGATCAGTGTTGCCGACGCTGCCGCTGTTGTAGTGCTAACAAAAGCAATGTTGGTGACCGTGAAAGTTTTATGAGGGATAATCTTGCTGTGCCAAATCACACCTGAAGAAACACCAACCGAGCTCTGCGCAAGAAAACGCGGGATAGTTGCAATAATACCAGTCGTGCCGAAGGTGAATGCTTCCCACCCTGCGGTCGCAATGTCATACGCGGTTTTGACGCTGTTTGGAGTTGCCGCTGTTGTTGTGCTGGTACTGCTGACGGAGTTCGTCAGTTGCACCACGCCAGCGTCTGAGGTTGTCGCAGCAGTGACGCTGATTGCTGGGGTGCTTCCGCCACTAGAGACAATCGGCGCAGTGCCAGTGACGCTGGAAACACCGCCGCCGCTTGGGGCAGCCCACTTAACACCGTTTGTAGCAGTTGAATCTGCCGTCAAGACATAGTTGTTGGTTCCAACGCCAAGCCGAGCAACTGCGGCATTACCAGAAGCGACAATAAGATCGCCTTTTGTTGTAACGGTTGATTTTGGAACTGCAGCATTTGCAAGATCATACGCAGATTTTACGGCAGTTGATGTTGCAGCGATGGCACTGCTTGTTAAATTGGTTTGATCACTGAGTGAAACAATGCCTTTTGTGTTTGAAGTATTTGCCTGTGGGAATGGAAGAATTTCTGTTTCTGTTCCATCAATATTAAACACTAGTCGGGAATACTCATCCAGCCTATAGGCGATCTCTCCATCAACCGTACCACTTCCAAAAGGGTCTTCTCCTGTAAGTTTTAGGCGCTTGAACTGTGGTGTGCTGGTTGTGGCAATAGATTGCGGAAGGCTGAGCGTTACGGCTCCAGTACTTGCGCTGGCAACCACCTGATTTGCAGTACCAGTGATGCTAGAAACTCCACCACCAGTGGCCGCAAGGTCTACCCAGGCGCCGTTGATGCGCGCATACACCTTGTTGTCGGTGGTGTCGTAATAAGCGTCACCGTTTACTGGCGACGACGGGGCCGTTGCCAGTGTTGGAAGGGTAATAGTATTGCCTACAAATTTTGTCATAAGCGTATCTTACCCGATAACGACGACTCTGTACGTCCCCGCAAGGCTAATTGTGATCGTAACCACGCTTGTGCTTGTGGTGACGACGTCAGCGAAGACGGCGTTGTCGGAGCTGTCGTAGATTGCAACAACTACGCTCTTAGTTCCGAGGCTGTGTGTGATTGCCTTAGCCTCCCCAGCAGTCCAGGTTGCGCTTGTGTTGTAACGAAGCGCTCCGCCGTACGTAGAAGCGATTGCTGTGCCCTGCCATGTGCCGCTTGTGATTGTGCCGACTGTTGCAATATCGTTGTCGCCGGTATATGTACCGCCAGCAACTGCCGCAAGGGTGCTGTTGTATGCCTGAACGTCTGTGCCAATAGCAAGACCAAGGGCCGTGCGGGCTGCGCTGGCGCTGGTTGCGCCCGTACCACCGTAGGAAATTCCAACGGCTGTGCCCTGCCATGTGCCGGTTCCAATTGTCCCGACCGACGTGAGACTCGATCCGGTTACGCCGCTTCCGAGGGTCGTACTGTTGAGCACGGAAGTGCCATTAATGTAATACGCTTTTCCGGTAGCAATGTTGATGTGCTCGGACGAAGTCCAAGCATCGGTTGCATCAACCCAGTTAAAGGTCTTGTCCGTGGTGCCCTTAAGGGTAATACCACCACCATCGGCCGTCAGGTCGGTTGGCGTAGCGACTGAGCCAAGCTCAATGTTCTTGTCGTCAACCGAAACCGTTGTTGAGTTGATCGTGGTAGTCGTGCCGTTGACGGTCAGATCGCCGGAAAGCGTCAGGCTTGTACCGGTGGCCGCGCCAATATTTGGCGTGACGAGCGTTGGTGTATTAGCGAAGACCAGCGCACCAGATCCTGTCTCGTCAGTTACGGCGCTGGCAAGGTTTGCAGACGATGGGGTGGCGAGGAACGTAGCCACACCCGTTCCAAGGCCGGATACACCAGTGCTGATTGGCAGGCCGGTAGCATTGGTCAGCGTGGCGCTGGCTGGCGTCCCAAGGGTCGGCGTAACAAGCGTTGGGCTATTGGCGAAGACCAAGGCGCCGGTTCCGGTCTCGTCGGAGATAACACCAGCAAGCTCAGACGAGGAAGTTGCGGCAAATACGCTCAGCTTATTTCCGGTGAGCGCTACGGTGCCGGTTGTGGCCGGAAGCGTGATAACGGTGCCAGTTCCTGCAACAGCAGAAGGAATAATCTGGGCGGTTCCGGAGGTCGAGCCGGGCATGGTAACGCTGGAGATTCCGGTAAGCGCAAGGTTTGCAGATGATCGATTAAGAGCAACGCTGGTCGTACCAATGTACGTAACATCTGACGGGTTTGCCTTGGCAGCAGCCGTGTCGTAGGCGGTCTTAACGCTATTTGGTGTGGCAGCGGTGCTTGTGCTGGTGCTGCTCGTTGAATCGGTAAGCTGAACAGCGCCTTTCTGAACGGTTGATGCATCCTGAATTGTGATATTTGGGGTGTTGCCACCAGAAGAAGCAAGGGGGCTAGAAGCGGTTACCGAAGTAACTGTGCCGCCGCCGGTAGCCAGCGTAACCCACGCAGCCCCGTCATAGACCTTGACGGCGTCAGAGACGGTATTGTAATAAATCTGCCCCTGAACTGGAGAGGCAGGATCGGTGGCAAGGTTCTGGATTGCCGCGTTCTGCAACTCATTTTTCTGGAGGTCTAGGTTGGTTAGGAATTTCATGTTTTCCCCCTCAGTTCAGGTAGGCTTTTCCGCCAAAGGCGGCAACGAACGTCAGCCGCAGGCTATTAGCGTCAAGATACTCAATGTTTCCGTAGACCACACTACCTCCTGAATCTACAACCATGACGGAAGGAAAACAGTTCAGGTTGTGCGTAATTGTCCAGGTCGCAGAGGATGTGTTTTGATTGTGCGTATAGGTGGCATGCGATGCGGCAATACCCTGCGGGCCCTGAGGCCCGGTTTCTCCTTGGGGTCCCTGTGGCCCCTGCGGGCCGTCTGAGCCAACGTAGCCATTGTCTCCCTTATCTCCCTTTGGGCCCTGAAGACCGACAGAAGCTACGGTGACGCTATTGGTGGTTTGACTGGCTGTGATGGTGTTGGCGGACGGAGAGACGGTAACCGTGTTATTTGCCCCCTCGGTGACCGTTAAATTAATGTCGACAATATTTACATCGGGGCTCATCGGGTAACTTCTCCGGTGACAATGAAGTCTCCGGAGATCAGCTTCGTAACGACGCCAGCACCAGAGACAAGCTCAAGATCGTAAACATAATTTCCCGCAGCAACAACTGCCAGAGCTGCCGCAGGAATAGCAATGGCAACGGTTCCGGCTGCTCCGCCAAGCGTAATTCCGCTTGCGTTGGTTAGCGTGAGAACGGCGCTGGACGAACCGGCCGAACGACGCACCTGCATTCGGGCTGAATACCCCGTAATGTTGATAGCTGTTCCAGAGGAATTGGCGTATGTGAGCGTGGCGGCATAATTTGTGCCCTGCTCAGCGGCGATATCATATGTCGATGCGGCCATGTGGGACCCCTTTTTGGACTACCGAGAGATGGTGTCCCTGATCTTACGCAGTGAATCGGCTGCTGTCTCGTATGCTCGAATCTGGGCCGTGAGTGATTCGACCAACTTCTTGCTGGCGACCGTGACGCTGACCATGGCAGTTGCCTCTTCTTGCTCAATTTCGGTCAGGCGTTTGCGGATCTTTGGGTATGCCCGGCTGCGCATTGGAACCCCTCCGGACGCGTAGCATCGCATTGTCTCTGCCGTAAGGCCATACTCTTTGCAGGCATGTTCGCAAGCCTCTTTGATACTTGGGTATTGCGCAAAGTCCCTTGCGAGGATGCGCTGCAGGTCTCCCCCAGTGATTGCCGCTCGAATCATGGTCACCTCAATAGTAGTCAGAGCACGAAGCAAAGTAGCCACATTGACATACCAGCTTGCACTTCTGGTCTTGCAGCTCCTGCCCGCAATTTAGGCAGGTGCGCACCATCTCATCAGTGCGGCAATCGTAGCATATTGCCAATCGCTGGCTATGAGATGAGCACGACGGGCTGTATTTTTTGCATTTTGTACACTTAAAGGCAACGTCTGGGGAAGATCCACCGCAGAAATTACAGGGCCTGTTTTCATTCATTGGGCCAGTATACTACTGCTATGGCAAAGCGTGGGCGCGTAGGCGCCGAGCAGCTTACTGCTCTACGGGAAAAGATCAAGGGGCTACACCTTCAGGGTGTGCCTTTGCCTGAAATTGCCACGGCCATGCAGCTTTCAACGGAAACGGTCCGGAAGCATATCTATGTAATCAGGAAGCAATGGGCCGAAGAGGGCCCAGATGCGGCATCTAGCCGGATGGAGCTAATCCAGAGGGCAAACTTGGTAGGGAAAATGGCTGCCGGCGGAGCAGCTAGGGCTAGGGGGACCAAAGAGGAAGCCCTTTTCCTTAAGCTTCAACTTGAGGTAATCGACCGCTTGGCAAAACTAACCGGGGCGTATACCAATGAGCTTGCGCAGGTTAGGACCGGCAACACCAACGTGGCAATTCAAATTAATCAAAACGTACACGAAATTGACACGCTTCCGCCTGAGGATCTGGCAAAACGCCTGACAATGTGGGCGAATGAGCTTACCGACCAGATTAAGGTGATTGATGGAACAGCCGAAGAGCGTTAATAACAACTATAGGGAATGGCTACGCGTAAAAGCGCAGACCTCTGACGCGGCGTTTGCTGAGTACGTTAGCGGCCTAGTCTTCCCCAGGCATTTACGGGACATGGAGCAGTTCCTTGATCAAAGTGATCGTGGCCTGGTCCTCATGCCTCGCGGCCATGCAAAAACCACCCAATTGATTCATCGTGCGGCACGTATGATTGGACTAACGCACGGAAAAGTGCGTATTGGCATTTTGACAGCCGTAATGTCTGACGCACTTGCTCGATCCAGGGCGATTAAGGCACTTATTGAATCTCCGTATTTTGCCGAGGTTTTTCCTTGGGCCCAGGATGGGGTCATCGGTTCAAAGTGGACTGACGAGGTTTGGACCGTTAAAGGAGCAAACCTGGGGAAAGACTCGACCTGCTTTGCTGATGGTCTCGGATCAATCAAACCCGGCGCTCGTCTTGACATCCTCTTTGCAGACGACATGGTTGGCATGAAGGAGAATGCCACTGCTGTTCAGCGCCAAAAGGCTAGCGAGACGTATTGGCAGGTTGTTGACCCAATGCTTGTGCCAAAAGCAAAACGATGGTATATCGGCACGCGATGGCATGAGGATGACTTCTATGCAGAGCTCATTAACAAGGGTGTTCCGCACTACCAGCGACGCGCCCTAGAAGACGACTCAGTGCTCTGGCCTGAGATGTACACCGTTGCCGATATGGAGCAAAAGAAACAAGAGCTTGGCACTCCAATCTTCATGTTGCAATTCCAGAACGATGTGACATCCATGGGCGGAAATATCTTTCGGTACGAGTGGTTTAAACGCGTTGATCGAGTTCCAGAGGGCGCCCGAAGGATTGGGGTAGACCTTGCGTCATCCGCTAGCGAGCGCAGCGACTACACGGCTGCTGTTGAAATTGTTGAAGACTCTGAGCACAACCTCTATATCGTTGGCGCATGGAAAGCCCGTCTTACTGAGGGTCACCGGGCCTGGCTGACTGGGTTTAACAATGACGGAAGCATTAACGATGCCCGTGGCCCACGAATGGGCTGGCCCCAGCGACTCCTAGCCATCAAAGGGCTTGATCCGGAGATTGACGACCCTCGATTTTTTGAGTCAATGAACATCGAGGCAGTGCAACATCAGAGCACATTTGTCCGAGAAATGCTGGCAACTACCACCTTGCCGGCTCGCCCAGTCCGCCCGGACCGGGATAAGGTAACTCGATCCCGGGCCCTTGCGGCACGATATGAGGGCGGAAAAGTTTTCCATGTAAACAACGCCCCAGGTATTGACGAGCTGGAATCTGAGATGCTGGCGTTCCCGAATGGCTCGCACGACGACATGGTTGACGCCCTTGTCTATGCCTCAGATCTCGGTGGTTCCGGCTTTTACTTTACCTCCGCCCGCCGGTACTAAGGCCAGCAACCATAATACTCAGAACAATAGTCCCCAGACCAGTCATCCTCGATGGGGAACATCTGCAGGATAGATGTCGTTGTGTCTTTTCGTGCCCCAATAGTAATCGCTGCATCAAAGTAATTGGCTATCTCATAAAATGCTTCTTCGGTTGTGATCTGAAACGCCGAAGCGTATGCCGCGATTGCCCCGGACACATAGGGGGCAGCAAAAGATGTTCCGTTCACAATTGCGTCTCCGGAACCGTCTGATGCCGTAACCATTCGTCCTGGGGCATACAGCGTAAGGCAGTCTCCGTAGTTAGATCCGGTCCATGGCAAGTCGTACATTGTTGATGCCCCCACCGAAATTGCCAAATCCTCCGTGCAGCTGACACGGGATGGGCTATACCGGTTGACATTTGATCCGTTATTTCCAGCGGCGATAACTACGGGGATTCCGGCGTTTGTGAGATTGGTCACGGCGGCATCAATAGCTTTATTTTTTGATCCGCCAATACTAAGGTTAACTACCGACACTGCGGGGTCAGCGTTGTTAAGCACCCACTTCAGACCGGCCACAATGGCGCTTTGGGTGCCTGCGCCGTTACACTTAAGCACCCGGACTGGAACAATAGAAGCCTGCTCTGCAACCCCATAGCCAATCCCGGAGATGATCGAGGCAACCTTTGTTCCGTGCAAGGTGCCGCAATCATTAGTTGTTTTTGTCACGGCCGTAAAACCAGCCTGCACGTCGTTAAACAAATTATCGTTGTTGATTCCGCTGTCGACCACATAAACAACAATACCGCTCCCGTAAGTGTTGCCATCCCAGTCAAACCCATCGCTACGATAAAGTCGCCCACCAGTCCATGCGTCGCCGTATGGCTGATAAATCCTATCTAGAGCCCAATTGTCTTCTGCGGCAAATACAACGTCAGCGGGAATGGTCGGGGGGAATACGCAGGCGAGCACGACAAGGACCGAGGCAATGCGGCTTAGCACTGGCTGCATCCGCAATAGGCAACCTTCTCAAAATCGACAGCCTGGTCAAACGTTGCAAATACCGGCATCCCCGCCTGCATGAATGCGCCCTCTACGTTGAATGAAATGTACTCATCAGCTTCAAGGTATGGGTCAAACCCATCCTCCTCATCCTGGTCTCGGCTTTGCTCCTGCTCAATAATTTCTTGTGCCATTTTCCTGACCATCTTGTCTCGGTCATAAATAGCAACAACTTTTGGTCCGTCGCTACCGTGAAAAATGCTTCCGTGACCAACAAGACAGTCATCCCATCCGTCGGCGTACAAAACCTCTTCAATCTTTTCAACCATAGTTACCTCAAGGTGAATATGCGCTTCTTCGCACACGACACACAATAATTGTTTGAGTGTCGCTCTGACAATGTATTAGACTTCATTTCTGTTGTGGCAATCCTATTATTGCAAGACCCACAATACCATCCCGGCGCTGTCGCGGATTTTCGCACGACGAGCATGTATTCCCACATCTGTTTTCCGTTAACACTGTTGTGTTTATTGGCAATCTCGTGACCTTCCTTGCGGAGCTCTGCAATTGCCGGGGCAAACCGCTCATCCTTGTCGAGCATTTTTTGAATTAAGTTTTGCGGGACCCACGTGTTTTCGCGGTCTTTAAGAATTTTGAGAACAGCCTTCTTTACGCTTTCGCTCATGCATTCACCTGATATGAGGCAGCAAGCTGATTAATCCACATGTATGCGGCGGCCTCGCAGTCTTCTAGGGTTGCGTGCTTGGCGGCGTACCCTCGATGCTCAGATCCAAGGGTTACGCCCACGTACATATGCAGCCGAGCTGTCTTCTTGTTTTTTTGAATGGTGCACATGCCTTGAGCGCCGCCGCCGATGTCGTTTTTAAGGCAAATAACATGCGCCATCATGTCAACGAACTCCAAGATCTCATCGCTTGTTTCGTGAATTTCTTGTGTAGTATCTGGCCGCCTTGAATGCCCAGACATATCAAAGGCATCTTGCATGGTCCTAGCTGTCCTTGGTTTCATAGGTAATCCCTTTCATTGCTTCTCGGGCTTCCACTGCCGCGTCGTCCCACCGCTCTGAGCAGCCAGACGCCGTGAATGTGCGTGTATTTGTATCAAAAACGGCCCATACGGTCAATCCGGTATTAGGCTCCTTCTCAAATATCAGGTGTAAATGCGCTAGATCTGTCTCAAAAATCTTCATCTTGCACCTCGTGCCGTAGCGGCATTTTTGTAAATTGCGCAAGTGGGCAGGTCTTATCCCAGCAAAAACCGCCCTCTTCCGGGGTGTCTCCTGCGCAGGAGATGCACATCTTATCAATAGCAGATTGAAGTTTATGTACTCGGCCATTGGCGGCGACTTCTTGAACGTCTTTCGGCCGACCCATAAACCTATTCCTGAGGATGTTTGCCCTTGTTGGAGATTTAAGCTCTAGGACTTGTAGAAACTCTTGTTCGAACCTGGGAACAATATTCCGGTGCCCGTAGACGTACGCCTGAATGGTCCTGGCAGTAAATGTTGGCATGATCTCCGCCAGCTTATCTGCCGACACCTTGCGACTGGTTCCGGGGAACATGATCTCAAGCTCCAGCTCAAGATCTTCCCACGTCATGACGCAGCTCACTTTTCCTCCTGCGTAATCAGTTCCTCCTCGAGTGGCTTGCCCCAAACACCGCGCCGAAGGGCGACGGCAATCAGCGCGTAGTTGGCAATGTCGAGCAAGGTATCCTCAAGCGACTCTTCTGTTGAGTCATCCATACCGTCTAGCTCAACCTTCCCATTCACAATCCGGCCGTTCATAAACTTGAGCGCCCGAGATACCTTGTCAAAAGAAATCCGGCTGATGACGCCGTGCAGGCCAAGTTGCTCGATGTTGGAATTTCCATACCGGCGCTGCTTGGCAACCAACAACGCAAAGGCCTCTGCATAGATGCGATGAAATTCTTGCTCAAAGGTACCGTCCGCATAGCGACCCGTGTCGATGGAAAACTCGGGCCACTCGTAGTTTTCAAACTTCATGCTACCTCCGTGTGCTTAGTGCTCGCTTGATGCCAGTTTCAAGGTCAATCTTTGGCGTGTAGACCTGTAGCATAGCCGAGATGTCGGCGACCCGCCAATTCACGCCTTCCGGCTTATCCGTAAGGAACTGGAACTTTGGGAAATACCCCTCTGCCTTGGCAACCATCTCACCAAGCTGCTGGAAGCTTGTGGCATGACCTGTACCAATGTTGAGTGGGCCGCGATAGTCCTGCTTTACTGCAGCGTCAACGCATCCAATTACATCGCTGATGTGCACAAAATCACGAGTCTGCGTGCCGTCTCCCCAAATAACGAATGGGTTGTCCCGGTTGCGTCCGCGCTCAATGAAGGACGGGAATGGGTAATCTAGCGCCTGATCTTCGCCATATCCAGAGAACGGCCGGAAGACATGCGTTCGCACGCCCTCTGCTTCAGCAAATTGTGCCAAGTATTCTCCCGTAAGCTTTGACCACCCATAGGTCAGGTCTGGATTGCTGATGTCGTTGAGATTAATGTCTGACTCAGTGAGCTTCTTATGCGACTGCTTTGTTTGCAGCTTAACTGGATAGGCTGCCGATGATGAGAAATACACAACCCTGGGCTGCTTGGTTCGAATAGCCCACTGCCACATCTCCGCATCAATAGAAAGGTCTACGGCAACGGACAGTGGATTTCCCTCAATCTTTGCCCGGCCTCCGACTACAGCAGCTAGGTGGATCACCAAATCGAACTGTGTATGGTTGGCCATTTGGAAAAACTTTCGGACGTCCATGCTGTCAACAATATCTACGCCAAGGATCTGATGCCCTTGACGCTCATAAAACTCCTGGAAGTGTCGCCCAACAAATCCGCGATGACCAGTAATTAAAATATTCATTAGTACTCCTCCAATAGCTCTAGGTCGTATTCAAACCGACCAGTGCCGCCGTTTAAGACCGACAGCCCTTCGTCTTCGTGGTACCGGTAAAAGTCATTCTCATCAAGAGCCGCCCCAACATGGTTTGCCGGATTTTCTAGTTTGGTTGGAAATGGCTTTCGAATGCTCGGCCTTTTTAGCTCAGTCTCAAAATAAGAATCATGCATTAGACAATTTGAAAGAATTCGTTCAGCAATCTTTTCTGCAATAAACCGCTGGTCGGCAGTGTATTGCTCTACCTGGCCGTGCTCTTGCATAAACATACCCATGTGCGTGGCAATGTTTCGCATTTTGTCTGCCCAACCACCCCACATCCCCGCAGAAACCGGCCATTTGTTGTGTGAAGGATGGTCTTTCATCACGTGAAAATCGCGTCCGCTTTCTAGCCAAGCGTCATAGGCCTTCTTTTCTCGAACGGTCAGCCGAGCATCTACGTCGCGTACAAGCACGATATCAACGTTTCGATCAGCAAACGCGAGCATTCGCCATGCAGATGCAAACCATTTGTTGTTTTGTGGCGCATCTTTGATTTCAACGTTCGGGAACAGACGCAACGAGCTGGTAACCCATTCCGGCACATCGTCGGCGACATAAAACCAAACAATGTGGTCAGGATAAATCTGTTGCGCTAGGGCCACGTTTTTAAACGCACCAGCAATAAACAGTTTGTTTTCACCGTACAAGCTGTAGGAGATTACCTGCTTCACTCTTCGTCCGACACGTACGCGTTAATCTTTGCTACGTCAGCAAGTAATGACTCTGTAACGTACTTGCCATACGCCTCGGCGTCTTTCTGGTAAACCGAAACGTGATTAACCTCTTTGTATCCCTCGTCAATTTGTGATTTTCCAGCAAGGTAATGCATGTGCTCAATTACAACATCGTGCCGATAGGATAGCGCCCCAAGCGCGCTGCCAAGATCTTTCCAGAAATTGTCCATGTACATGTGAACGAGCACTGGTGGAACCATGTAGCCAATTGCTTCTACAATTTCAGCAGACATCATTACGGCAGTTGGAAGATTTTCCCCCTGCAGCAGATCGTTTCCATAGGCAAGTCCTGGGCCTTGGTCGATCATGTTTGCCAGGCGCAAATCCCAGCTTGCCGTTCGTGGCCGGTGATCGTCGCCCATAAATGAAAGGTAGTCGTATTGGTCCGCGTACTTAACGGCCAGCAAGTTCAACGTGCCACCCATTCGCAGCCGTGGATTCCGCTCTGCGTGTTCAAGAACTTCTGCGGAATATACGCTGGTATCGTCATCATCAACACCAAACACGATGTCAGACATGACTGCGGTTTTCTTGAATTCATTCAGCAGCTCTAAAGCGCTTTCCGGACGATTCCTTGTTGGAACGATGAGTAGGTTTCGCCTATCCACGGACCCTCCTGGTCTTCATGCCAATCAGCCACTCGGCCTCTATCTCTGATAGCCGGACAAAGTCGCCCGACTCATAACTAGTTGGGAATTGTACCGCATACGGCTCTTCATCACCGACCCATCGTGGCTCCAGCTTCATGGACATGTTGAAGGCCGACGACCAGAGGTACCAGATTGCGGCGGCTTTTGGCGTTGGCGGAGTTTTCTCGTTCATACGGGCACTATAACACATCCGACGTAGATTCTACGTTCATTGACCAGCCCTACTGGTATGGCTACTTTTGATAAGTATCGCCTTCCGACCGCGATGCAACGCCCTCGGACGTTTTTGCCGGGGTGAGGCGGGGGGTTTAGCCCAGTCGGTTGGGTGGGCAGTGGGCCAAGGCACGTCGACGGACGAGCTGCCGGGCCGTATTGCCGCCCTCCGCCAACACTGGAGGATCTATGGCACCAAAAGGCAAAACAGCAGTGAGCAAGGAAAAGAAGGCACCGGTCCTAACCGGTCGACGCTGCTCGTCTTGCAGCAACTTTATGATTTCTAACGATATTACTACCATCCTGTCAATAAATATTAACGAGAGCGGGTCGGCCTCGTCTCGCTTTATCCACAGGCATAAGAAGTGCTCATGACCACAAACGCCGGACAAGAGTTTGACGCTCTCGACTGGGAAGACGACGGTTGCAACGATTTTTGCGCCGAGATGCTTATTTCCAGGTTGTGCGAAATTTGCTCAGCTCCGTTTTTTGTTTGCCCTGATCACGAAGCGTCTGTGGAGGCCTGTAGTGAGTGCTCGTAAGGGAATTAAGGTCAAGCGCAATCTGCAAATTGGCGAACTCTTCCTTGATGGGTACACAGCCAATGAGATTGGCCGCATGATGGGCATCAGCAAGCAGCGCGTTTCATTCATCCTGCACAATCTTGGCATTCGGGCTGATGAGGAGTTTACAACTGTCATCTTACCGGAACCCATGATTGTTGCCCTTGACTTTGGTGACGCAATCTCAGAGCACATGCTTGGGTGGTCAAAGATTGGCCTTATCCCAAAGCCGGACCAAGTGCTTGAAACAACCAAAGAGAAGGCCCATGAAGCGCTTCGAGATCTTTCCAAGCTTCCAAATGTATGTGCTTACGTTCCAATTCTCGAAGGAGAAAATCTTCCCGGACGAGAGATCCGCGCCGACTGGCTTGTTTATGCCTATCCGCTCAAAGAGGCCAGGATTACTTTTTCTGCGATTCCATCTGGTCTGGGACATTCTTTAGCTGAGCTACTACCGTAGCGTCAAATTGATACAAGTTAAAGCCCATGTGCGTTGTTAGCGCGTCAATCTTTGCATAAACCTCAAGTCCCGAGTTCTTGGCTAGACGGCAAAACGCCACGTCTTCTCCGGTGATCGACTTGTATGCCACGCCGTCTTTTTCTTCGGGGAACGTGTCGTACCTGAAAAACTCTTGCATGATCTTGCCGTCAACTTCAATCTTATCTTCTGGGTTTTTCTGAATGATCTTTTCAAGTGATGATCGAGAAACTAGCATTACCCCTGTTCCAATCCACTTAACTTTTGCTAGGCCATATTCATTTGGGAATAGATAGTCACTGACTCCCAGGTGAAAATTTGCATCGCCAAGGATTGCCGGAATTCCTGTGTGTGGAAAATCTGGATTGTCTCGAAGTGTTTTTGCGACCCGCTCCCATTTTGCAAATTTCTTTGAGCATGGAAAACCAATGATTGCTCCCTCGAGATGTGGCAGGGCGGCAATGACGTCTTGCGGTCGGTATGCAATATCCGAGTCAACCATTAGCAGCCAGTCTGCGTCGCCCTCCAGGAAGTCATTGGCAAGCCAGTTCCGGCCAGCAGCAAGGAGCGAGTTGCCAATTTGAAATTTCATTGAAAGGTTAATGCTGTTTTGGTACAGAACTTTTTGCAGGGCGGACAACGCCTGAACGTATTCGGCTGAAACCTTTCCGTCTAGCGTTGGAGTTACAAGATGCAGCTTTGGAAATTTTTTCTTGCTCATCAGTTTGTCTTCTTCCCGGCCTGTGGATACGTTGGCGTCTTTGCCTTCTGCTCGTCTATCGCCTTTTGCGCAACTTCGGCAAAATTGGCAAATGCCATCATGAAACCTTCCTGCCGAGCTTGCTCAATCTTTGTCATGGCGGAGCCAAAACCAGCCACAGAGCCAATGAGTACCCCGAAAAGTGTTCCGCCGATAAATAGTGCGACTTCCATCTTACTCCTCCCGAGCTAGGGCCCTTAGAGCCGCTAGGTCATATTTCAGATTCACCTGACCAACGTGCGTTGATCGGGCGTCTAGCTTGACGTAGATCTTACCACCGATAGATCGCCAATCGTCACAGAACGTGTAGTCCTCTCCGATGAAGTGATTATCCCGTCGGCCGTATCGGAAATATTCAACCGTCCGATGCGTTACGCCACGAACATCCTCCAGATACCAGCGATCCGGAAAAGCCTTTTGATATTTCTCAAAAGCTCGCCGGGCAATGATCATCGCCCCGGTTCCGGCATGCGTTGCCTCCAAAAGCCCCATCTCTTCGTCTTGCTTTGTTGGAGATGGTGCTGTTGAGTCAAGAACAAAATTAGGCAAACCTAGAACACCCTCAATCGCACTGGCTGGAACTTCTGGATGCTTTCGTACCATCTCCACGCTTCGATCCCAGTCAATGGCACGCTTCAGGCAGGGGATAGCCACGACGTCCTTGTCGGCGACCAGCGCGACCATCACATCCTCCCAGCGGACGGAAATATCGGCGTCCAGGAAGAGCATGTGGGTTGCTTTTGTTTCATCCATGAACTGCCCGACGCACCGGTTTCGAGCCGCAACAAGCATTGAGTTGCCGACAACAAAGGACCAGGAAAATGGCACTCCGACCAACAAGCAAGCCTGCTGAATCCCCAAAAGTGAGTGCACGTATCCATGATTTACGTTTCCGTCAAGGATTGGTGTGATTGAACAAAGTGAAAGCGGCGAGACCTGGGGGGCCCGGCCTGCCGACTCTGCTTTGTTTCGTTGTTTCTTGTTTCCCATGCCGGGATCATACAGCACGATATCCGCCCGGTGCAACTGCCAAATGTGACCGGTTTTGGGGAAGGGGGGGGAAACCTTTAAGGAAGGGGGGGGATGGGGGCTCAGGGACTCAGGGTTCTGGGGAATAATATTTTTTACTAACTACTCTTGTGGTAATTCTTAGTTCTTTCCAGGAGAGAGAAAGGGTGTTTTGTGCTCGAAATCGGGGCGTAAATTATTTTTTGCAGAACACAAAAAGAGTTGGCACTCTGCCGGCAAATGGTGTAGGATGCGCAATCCGAGACCGTGGGGGGGGATTGGGGCGAAGGGCGAAGGGGGACGGGGAATGGATTCTAAGGAGTTGAAGATGGTAAGCGAAAATGCCGAATGCCTACACTCAGCAGCAATTATCCAGGGGCCGGATGGGCTGCGAACGTATGGGCTGCCGACAGATGCGGATCATTGTTTGCAGTGCGCCTGGCGATCTTTCGAGCAGGCCTGCGGCAAACGAGTAGAGCTTCCGTCAGTGCAAATTTTCTACTGGACGCATAGTGAAAACCAGGGGCCGCATTGGGTGGTTGAATGCTTTCCGGAAGACTTACTTGATGGCGTCACTTCTCTGGTCGGCCGGGGCGCAACACCCGCTCAGGCAATGTTTGAACTCAGTCGAACAATTAGCTCTTCTTTGAAGGATCAGCGCCAATAACAATATTGGTGGTCTGCGGGATTTTCTCCTGCCACGCCCAGCCAGATCCTTTGTAAGTAATCTTCGGGCTGTTGAAGACAACGTGCATCTCCCCGTTGCAGACAAGGCAAAGCTCCTTCGAGTCGTCCGTCATCTTGCGGACTGTTTCTCGAACGATGTCGCACTTTTTGCATTTGTAATCGTACGTTGGCATGATGTCTCCTTTGGTGGAGCCGGGCGGGAGTTTCACCCGCCGTTACCCTCTGGCATGATGACCTTTGGCGTATGCTCGGCCCCGCAAAACTATACCAGATTATAGCCCCAGTGTTACCTCTCCCGGTACTGCATTGTCCCTTCGCGCCTGGTCTTCCTGGACCTTCCATCGCTTGGCAATCTTTCGAACCGCCCACGACGAGCGGAGAAGGCTCCTAGCGCGTTCTCGCTGCATGTTTGCCCACGATTCCAGCTCTTCTGAGCTTGTGGCGATATACACGCCGGCAGGGCTGTCAGAGGCAGAGCAGATCGGCTGCTCCCAGACGTTTCGTAGCTCTTCGACGGCAAGCTGAATTGCCCTGCTATTCCATCGGGTAGTCTTGGCCAGCTCTTTGTAGGTAATAGCGTTTTCTCGACCAACACGAATCTGCGAAAGTAAATAAATTAACTCTGGACCCATAATTCCTCCTACGGCAAAAACCGCACTTCAATAGTGTTCTTCCAACCCTTAACATTCTGACCATTACGGCCGTTTTTATAGGCCCCCAGGGCTGCCCATACCTGTGGTGACAAGTCTACCAGAGACCAGGCAGAGGCCGGGCCATCCGGGTGGCGCTGACGGCAATCGCAGTAGTCTACGACCCACACCTCAACCGATTTATGAGTGACGAGTGAGGTGATTAGCAACTTGTGGGTTGGGATTTGATGCCAAAGAGGCATCTGTTCGGCAATGCTTTTTCGCAAATACGGCCCAAGAGCGGCATACATATTGTCAACGTGTTCAACGCCGTCCCACGGGCGAACAAGCTTATTCCAGCTGCCCATGTCGCGGTAGTAGCATCCCCATTCAGGGTGGCTCTTGCACTTACTTTTGTTGAGGGGTTTGTTCTCTGGGTCAACCGATACCCAAGTGTTAGGGTGGTCATACCAGGAACGGGCGTAGTCATAGGCGTCATAGGTCGTACCAAAGCCAATAACTTTATGGGCGTCTGACCAGGCGGAGACATCAAAATCAACGCTTACTGATGGAACCGGAGGCTGATCATAAATTACGGGCTCCGGGGATGTCTCTACCGCAGTTGGCGATGGGGAGACAAGGAGAACCGTCGCTACGGCCACCACGCCGAGTAATTTCAGCAAAGCTTGAGCTCGTCGTGCCTGTAGCTGCATCCGGGCCTCCTCATGCGATTTTACTACACCTTCATGATTTGTCTACATCGTAGCCGGTTTGCCAGTTGGCGATTCGTTTGCTCTCAGGTATGCTCATACATAGGGCACCACCTACTAAGAGCGTATCATACGGAGGACCCATGGTCAACGTTCCAATCAGCATAGAATCGGTCGACAACCTGGCGCTCCACCCGGATAACCCACGGGAGGGCGATATTGGCGCGATTGTTACAAGCATTCGGAAGAATGGTTGGTTCGGGTCGGTTGTGGCACAGAAATCCACCGGCTATGTTTTGGCGGGCAATCACCGACTCCAGGCTGCAAAAATCTGCGGGATTAAAGAGGTTCCGGTTTTCTGGGTCGATTGCGATAATGAGCGGGCTAAGGCGATCCTTCTGGCAGACAACAAAACAGCTGAGCTGGCAACCTGGAATGATCACGCCCTACTTGAGTTGCTACAAGAGGCCGACTCTGGAAACTATCTCCTTGATACCGCGTTTGACCAGGACGACATTCAGAAGCTACTCTCAAAACTTAACGCAGACGAATCTCCGGAGGGGGATGTCTGCCCAACCTGCGGCTCGAAGCGAAAGAAGGGACGATAAATGACCTGGTATAAGAATCTTCCCTTTGAGCTGGTCATCCCCATTGAGATGCCAAAAAGGGCAATGTCAAAGTGGCGAGATGCGGTAGAGGTGATTGCGGACGCAATAAAGACGTTTGATGTCCGGGTGACGGTTGTCCGGCTGCATTACCATGTTCCTCCGCGACAGCGCTTCGGCGAAAAGCATCCTATGGGGGAGACAGTTTCAGAGGACGGGGAGATTACTCTTTGCTCCAACGACGTTGATACGGTCGTCCATGAGCTTGCACATGTGAAGTCCAACGAGAACCATACGCCAAAGTGGGCGAAGATTTACTTTAAACTTGCCGACCACTACATGGACGAAGAGTACGTCAAGGATGCAATGAAGCACGCTTCGCAGTTCTACCCGTCAGTTCGGAAGATCTCTCGAGAACGCGGAATTATAGGGTAAACTCCCAGCCGTCTACTACCGGATTGTCGTAGTCATTAATTTTTATGACAACCGCAATGCACATAGCGCAGATGTAGTGTTGGCACCCAGGCTCTTCTGCGCCGTACTCCCATACTCGAGACACCGCCCCGCAGTGTGTGCAAACACCTAGGGGCCGGTGTGGCCTACCGTGCTTCGCCATGAGTGGCATTATCTAGTCCCGCAATATACGCCCAAATTAAATTGTAAAACTCCCGTTTGCTCTTTGCGCGTAGCTTTAAAACAAACCGGTGGCCGCCACGGTTGTTGGTTGTGCAGACCAACTTAAGACCGTCGTCATACCAGGAGTGATAAAACCCAACCTGGGAGACTTGTTTACCATCGACATCTTCCCAGAGCTTGGTTCCGTCCGGGAATCCCACGCGCCGGTTTAGCGCATCTATTGCGTCCTGGACGTCTTTATTCGTGTACGTGTAGCTCACTTCTTCTTGCCCGTCTTTGCGTATGAGGTCTTTACCGGAAGCTTGCTGCGCTGGTAGCGGCGATATTCAGAAAGACCGCTAATGAAAATGGCAAGAATCGCAATCCCAAGATAAATCGTACCCATATATTCTCCTTGCTACCTTAGGCCGACCGCACTGGCCAGCAACCAGATTAACCCACCGACCAATGCGGTGATAATCAGATCATACACCCTACCAGTCCTCATCGCACCCTCCGGAGCACCAGTCGCTGCCGCACCCGGGGCAAAGACCCTGCTCTCGGGCGGATTGCTGCAGTTCATACACATTAGATTTAACCTCGTCAAGGAACCCGTTGCAGCATTCGCAAGCAGAATATTGCGTCGCCTGGGCGCTGTCTTCGCAGTCAACGTGAATATGCCCGTCAATATGGCCGTTATGCGCCATGGATTTCCGCCGCGAATGTCTTTGGCTTCAGCTTGGCCGCCCGGCAAACTACGTACCCGGTGGGCTCCATTGCGCTTTCATGAAGCTCAAGGATGCCCTGATCAAGGAGGGCCCGAACAAACGGCTCATTTTCGCTCCAATGCTTGAGCCAAAACCATCCACGCGGCGGTTGTACATCGAGTTCAACGCTCAGCCGACAATACGGTTCATGCGTCACCGCTACCTCACCGGTGCAGTTGCTTCCGACCTGGTTCAGCACGATACGGTCTCCATTGAATTCTACGGTCCGGAACGCCTCCGGCGGCAGTTCAGAAATATATTCCAACGTATTCCACATATCAAATTCCCTCATGCTCGCAGCAATTTCCTCGAACGCACCCTTTGCATGAACACACATCACACGCATCGAATACCGGTGGCTCTACTGGGTGGGGCTCCTCGTCAAAAGCCAAGCTCATAACCCTTCGCCATTCGTGATGCTCCGAGTTGAAACAACTAAACCCATCTGAATTTCCGCATTCGCACGGAGCGTTTGACGAAAACCATAAAGCACTACTAGGGCTTAGCAACCCGAGGCGATACCGGCTCCATGCCTGCTCAAGCGTCCAGCCGATATCTTCGCCGATCACCGGATGCTCCTCCGGACATCTGCATATAGCACGACAAGGCCAAAGAGGAAAAATGCTCCGGCCAATACTGTGTTAATCGGCTCCTTGGAAATGATTCCGGCTAAAAACAGGAACCCGCCGCCTCCGACAATTACAAGGTCTTGAGCAATCTCGTACTTCATTCTTGTCCAGCCTCCTCGATATAATGCTTTGCGATCTCATACCACTCAATCTTTGGCAAGTAGCTATGGTAGATAGCATCCGCCACGGGCCCCTTGATGTCATCCTTATTGAGATGACCAAGATACACCTCTTCGGCAAAGTCGCGCAGCCAGTTTGCCAGCGACGACGTTGCTTCGTGCACATTGACCACTTCGTCATCGGTAAAGTCAACAATCTCTTCCCGGGCCTGTAGCAAGATGTGCTCCCCGTCATGGTCTTCACCAATCCAGAGCGCCATGTTCCAGGTCTCCCAGTTAGTCCAGCCGTTGTACCTCTCGCACATTTCTACTTACCAAACCCTTTCAAATTGAACCCTAATTGGATTCTCCATGCCGCAATCACAGAGCTTGTCAATCTTATTAAAAGCATCCATAAATGAATTAATTGCTACCTGTAGTGAAGGATCCGACTTACCCCATATTGCACACTTGTCGTTGAATCCATACTGATTAATCTTTAGCATCCAGCCACCGCTGTAAACAAGTTTAACAGTTGGCTTTCCACGGTGCTGCAATTTCCACCCTTCGGTAACCTGCTGCAACAGATCTTCAATGCAAACGCTTACCATTACTTACCCCCTTGTATTTGCTACACATCGTATCCCTACTTTTCTGCGAGCCAGCAAAGCTCGCAATCTTTGGTGTCCGAAAAATAAAAGTCTTTGCACTTATGCTCTTGCACCGCATTGTTAAAACAATCGTTGCAGTGCCAGGCAAATGACTCACTACTAAACACTTTCGGGTCATGTTGGTAACAAGAGTTAAAAGTTACTTCGATCATCGTTTCCCCCTAGAACGGCAGCGCAGAGACATGCTTATGTCCGCAGCACTCCGGTACGTTTTCGTAGCCGTGCCTCTTTGTCTCATTGCTATACACAGTCCTGAGGGCGGCCAGGCACTTGTCGCACCGGCACGCTTCGCACAGGTACGCTTCCTTTGCAAACAGTCGCCAAACATGAGCAACGTCGTGCTCAAGCGCAGTCTTCATTACGTGAATGAATGCTTTTGCCGGGTGCGGCCCAATGTGAGACTTCTCCAGGCTGTCAAGCGCAAGATCGCAAGCGGCCCCAAGGTATTCAATGTGCTTGTTTAACTTGGCAATTACAGCATCTCGATTCTTAATTTCTTGAACAAGCCGGTCAAGCTGGTAGCGCGCAGGTTGACCATGCTCGGTATCCCAATACGCCAGATGTTCGCAGCAACGCTTATCAAGGCATCCCGCGCACGAGCACAGTTCACAATTGCTTACTGGCTCCTTCTTGACTTCTACGTCGTAAGAATCACCCATCTCTTCGTCGTACTTACGAACGGTGATGGTTGCAGGTACTTTCTTCTTCTTAGCCATGATTTCTCCTTCTATCAGACTGGCACGGGGATTGTGGCCGTAAATTCCGGCTCATCTCCCAGCTCAGGCATATCTTCTACCCACGTCCAGTTCATTGCTCCAATATCATAGCGCCCACAGCAGCTCGTGGCGTTAATCTCCACAAGTTCGTCATCCACCGAGCGACCGCCGCCGCTCATGATAAACGTACCGTACCGGGCGTTATACGAAGCAAATTCCACCATGTCGCCATGGTCGCCTTCTTCGGTGACCTCTGAGGCAAGGATGTGTGTGTCCGCCGCAACACGCAGGGCGGTCTTGAAATCGAATGCTGGGCAGAGCCAGCCGTTCCACCGGTAGTCGGTGCGGACTCGGGCCGTGTAGACGCCCATGGTGCCTACACCAAGAGTGACCTTAATCTCTGTGCTTGTTGCCGGATCGCAATATGTGCAGCTCATTTACTACCTCCTACTACTAGGCGGGACATCCCCGCTATCTGCATCCTAGGGTATAGATATTAGCTTGTCAAATCTTCCGCTTGAGCTCCTTGGCCATTTCGGTCACCGGGTCGGGGTTGATCGGCCGAAGGAATTTAAAACGGGCAGCTTGCTCTAGCCGGTCATCCAAAATCTCGTCCAGGGAACGACGCTCAGTGGCGGCTGCCGCCTCTTTACATTCTGGACTGCAGTACTTGCCCTGTGGCTCATGGTCCATGGGCTTCCTGCAATGGGAGCACCATGGCCGAAAGTCGCACTGGATAATATTGGGTTTATCGAATCCGTCCAATTTTTAACCCCCTTGTCTTCTGCCGGTCTCGAATGATCCACTGCTCCTGCTCTAGCGCGGCAATGGCCCGCTGTACCGTGCCCCTGCCGCAGTTTAACTGGGTGGTCAGCTCGGTGATTGTTGGAGCCTGGTTCCAATCATTCAAGTGGTTCCGGATTGCCGCAAAGACCTCATCTTTGTTCGGCGCTCCTTCTGGTCGATTAGCTCGCACCTGCTGCCTTCCTTTCCTTGGCTGCTCGCTTGAACTCCCTGCGCTGCTCCGAGCGGCACGCTCGGCAAACAAGGCTCTTTACCGGCGAGAAAAACTCCGAATCCGGTGGCCAAAACTCTTTGCACTTCTTGCACTGCTTTTCTTTCATTAAAACTCTCCACACTTGAGCGGTAACTGAGACAACGCCTTTTTCCAACGGCGTTCGGTCTCCGCAATATCCGCTGGGCTCGTGGCAAGCCACGGCCAGCCTGAAACAACAATCGCCCTTGCCTGGTTAGCGCAGGGGCTATTAGGTGCGCGGCCAAGCTCCTTCTGGAACCTCTCAACCTTGCCTTGTAGGTCCATGTACCAATGCCAGTCCGGCTCCCAATTTGTGCTGGCTTCGCCAATGTACATACTTTCGTGCCAGTAGAAGACCTCTTCATGAAGTGCCACAAGCTGGTCAGAGAACCTGGATGAGTCCGTCCCCTTGGCCGGGGTGTTGATGAGAATGGCTGCTACCACGCCAATCCACAACCCAATAAACGCCGCAATCTTTAGGACCATGCTCAAGGCTTCTCCTGCCGCGCCTCAGCGCAAGGGTCACAAAGGGGGGTTGCGCCATTGTCATCAAGCCAAACGGCTCGTGCGGTTCCGTTGCAGTCCTTGCAGGCGATGGCGCTTGTTGGTGTTTCTTCTTTGCGGATGAGCATCGGGTTCATGCCGGGATACCGCAATTCACAGCCACAGCTTCGCCGGCAATGTCGATGCCGTTTGGAGCTGGGTTGGGATAGACGGCCACATCACGACCGCAGACCTCACACTCCGCAACGCTATGAGCATTCCAGCCGGTTCCCTTTAGGTGGCTGAACTTACCAATCCGGTGACCACGCACCTTGGTGGCCTGTCGTGCTTGCTTCCTAAGTTCTCGTGTCTTCATACACCCTCCTGCTATGGTGCCGGGAGGCGGGGTAGGAGTCCCGCTTCAACCGGCATGATGCCCCACCGGGTTATGGCGAACCGTTCGACTTCCGGCAGAGGGTTGATTGCTCTTCCCTTTTCCCCGGTTGTTGATGTTCCCCGGTGGGTACAAGGGGATGGTACGCGCTTAATATTCTGCTGTCAAATCCAAGATCAGCGCCGCTTATTCTTACGGGATTCTTTGATCTCGTACCGAGCTTGCTCGATGAGGATCAGTACGCCCATCGCTATTGCAAATGCCCAAGCAAAATCGCCCATAGTAGTCTCCTTCATGATTGCGTCTCCCTCCGACCAATTACTGTACCACGCAGTTATTACATTTTGCTATTGGGGACTTTTACGCCAGTGAGCCTCAGGCTCGGCCCGAAGACGCCGAAGGCGGCTGAGTCGTGAGATGAGGGTCACGGTGCCGTGAGGCAGGCGCCGTACAAGCTCCATAGGGATAGAGAAAGGACTAAGGACTTCTAGTAGGGAAGAACACCTTCATTCATGGCTGGTTGTTCTCGTGCTGGGGACTGGTATCTCCCCTCTGCGCTATGACCAGCTATGACCGGGGCTGGTAGTTTTCTTGAGGGAGCTGGGGGTTGGGCGGTGGTTTGGTTAAGAAATCGTAAAGATGATATTCGGGTGGTGGGTGAAGGTGGGGTTTTGTGGTGGTCGCACGTGGGGAGTTATTCCAGGCCGTTTGTGCCTTGCTTGAAAAGTGGGGATAATCGTGTTATTCCAGCCCTTTACCGCACAAGTTATTATGCCGGCAAGTTATTTCAGGCAGTTATTCCGGCCTTTTATTCCAGCTCTTTACCAGCCAGGGGGATTGTTCAGGTTTCTTCACCAAATCGACCCGCAGGCAGCACGCTGGGCAGGTTAAGGAGTCTTAACCATCGCCAGGTTTGACGGCCGGCTCTCTATCCCCTATGGTATCACCACCCCACTTGGGGTGTGTAGTAGGAGGTACTGGTATGGCAACCGGACAGAAGTACGAAAATGGAATGCTCGAGGGGTTCTTGGCCGCTCGGGGTGCCTATGCGTTTACGCAGGCACAGCAGACCGAGAATCCAGAGGCGATGCGGAGCTACCTTGATGCGTGTATTGCCTATGGGGATGCGCTCAGGATCTACCAGGAAGAGGGCGATGTCCCAGAAGTGCAGCGGCTTACCGGTGTCGGCATGGACGCGACCGACAAGGCGCACGAGCTTGAGAGGGCCTCATGAGCAACTTTAAGACCTATCTCCATAAGGGGTGCTCCGGGAAGACCCGGGCGTCGAACGAATGGTGGGATGGCGTCTACTTCTATGGGATGCTCGAGGTCGTCTGCTCGATTATGGGCGAAGGCAGTAAGACGCAGATTGGCGTCGTCCATAACCCGGAGGAGTACGCCTACCCAGAGATCACGGAGATCCGCTGCCACGACTGCGGCGAGAGCGTCCGGAAGGTCAGTATGCCGGCCCTCACGCTTGAGTCGCGGATTGGCCACGACCCCGAATCGTATGGTCTGGTATACTGCGAATCTACTATTGAGCAGCCGTAGGAGGTAATCATGGATTTTGGTTTTGGGATGAAACTCTTTTTCTTCCTCATCGTGTTGGGATGGTTTTTCTAATGAAGGCGTGGGAAGTCAAGGCCTATACCTATGAGGCGGGGATTCACTGTGTCCCTTGTGCCGAGTCCCGGTTCGGCGAAGAGCTCACTACGACGGCCCTAGACTCCGAGGGTAATGCGCCCTATGCGGTCTTTGCCTCGGACGAGTTCTGCCCGTGTGGTGATTGGTGCCTTTCATGCGGCGCAGCTATTAGCGAGCCATATCAGCATGAGCCGGGGATGTGCTCCCGGGGGTTCGATAACTGCCGACTGGTGGTACCAAGTGAGTGAGATGAGCGAAGAAGAAGTAAAGCGCAACCTCCAGGTCGTCTCGATCACCGTGAACTTTGGGGTAGAGAATGTGCGGCAGATTCGACCGGACTGGCCGGTAGAAAAATGCGAGCACTTTATTGACACCGTATACCGCGACCTTGTAGCTGAGGCTCAGGAAGCCGGTGCCGACTTTATGCGCCGAGTAATCGAGCGAATCGAAGAGGACGAGCGTGGCCAAAAAAACTAGCGAGTGGGAATCAGGTCCAGGCCCAAAGTGTCCGAACAACATCAGGCACGGCCTTGTACCCGACCCGAACGGCGCGTGGGTATGTGAGGAGTGTAAGGCCGCACATAAGCCCAGGAGCAAGACGCCATTCCGGTTTGCGTTCGTACTTGACAAGATGACATCAGAGGGAGATACTCAGTAGTACGGCAGTTGCCGTGTAGTGTAGGAGGAAGTTATGGCGCGAACATACTTGGTGAGCTTGTCTATCGAAGCGGACGAGCGCGCAGATCATCCGGCAAACTGGGATTGGCCTACCCTACTTGACACGCCGTATGGCGTCGAGGTAGTGTATACCGCAGAACTCGCTCCGGTCGATCAGTTCTCACCCGAGGACGAGATCGTTGTGCCGGTAGCACAGCAGTAGGGGGTAGGTATGGCAGTCAATCATGACGCACTGGTGAAGGAGCGCGAGAAGCTTCTGCCAGAGGATCGGGAAGTTCATTACATCATCAGTGAGATGCTTGAGCCGCTGCGCGGCGCGCGGATTATTGGTGGCCGGGTTGAGGA